ATAGTGCTTTTAATTCCTTCGTTTATAAGTAGTTTTTGCCCTTTATAGTGCTTTGTTATTACATTTTCAAAACCACTATCGTTAAAAATCCAATAATCACAAGCAGGATGATAAACGCAAAAAGAATTGATACCTACATTAGTATATCTTGCCTGTAATGCAGGTATTAATTCTTTTATATCATTAATTTGTGGGCTACATCCAAATATAAGCCAAGTGTTTTGATCTTTCATAGTGCTGTTTTCCAATAAATAAGCGGGCAATAAATAGGTTTATCACCCGCTTATAACTGCCAAAAGAAAGGATATACTGATAATTTATTAAGTGCCTACACCGCTTTGAATATTGCAGTAGAACGCCATAGCGCCCGGCCAGTAGTTTTTCAATACGCCATACTGCCTGATTTCAAATTCTTCTTTCGGTGCAGTTGTAGCGTATTCAATTTGCATGTAATCAAATCCGTTTTCAATTTCAAGTACAGAAGGGATTTCGCTATTTTGATAAGGTACACTTTCAGGCATAGCTAGCAATGTACCATCAGGTAACCAAGGATGTGTTTCAATCCTCTGTGTTTTACCTGTAGATTTACAGATATAACGTGTAACTTGATAGTTACCAGTTATTTGATTCTTATCCGTATTGTCTACAAGCAATGTCGGCGCACCGTTACCGGCTATAATAGCATCTGTTATATCTTTATGTACTTGTGAAGACACATAATATACATCAGGTGTATATTTCCACTTTGTATACATATGTGAATTGATTGCATCAAGAACGTCTACACCTCCACCGCCTGATTTTTTGATTTTTGCATTAGCATAGTCTACGAACTTGCCAGAGGCTATAATTTGAGGTATTAACCCATTATAATCTAAGGCTGTTCCTGTAGTGTCAGAGCTTGGAGGTGCAGAACCACCAGTGACTAAGCTAGTTAATGATATAGCGTTATTTGTTGTTACTTTTTGTAATGTTTCAGAACCAGAAGCGCCAATAAACCAAGCATAAGCCAAAGCACCGCTTTTTGCTGTTACTGTGGCTGATATAGTCTTATTATTGGTTGTAGTGGTAGCTGTACCCGCGCTTGAAGCAGCTGTTACACCATACGCCGGTATTTCTAAATCAGCTATTTGTTGATTAAGATCAATATTATTAGCAGCTTCTAGTGTCAGAGCTGCAACCTTAATACTATATTCAGCTGCTGTTATACTACCACCTGCTGAAACGGTAGCCACCGGTGCAGCTACAACACCTAAAGCCGTTATATTGCCGCCTAGTATCATTCTCTCCTCTTCGGTCATAACTAAGCTAAGTAAATTTGTAGATGATTTAGCTTTAATGTCCATATAATTTTTAGCCGCTGCTTTAGCTTCATAGGTAACATAATCGCTTCTGCCAAAGCTTTTGAAAGCTGCTAGTGCATCTTCGACAACGGTTGTAATACCATTGGCTTTAGTACCTTCAGCCACACCAAAACGACTAGAGCCTTTAATAGCTGTAATCATCTTCCAGTGAGCGCTTGTACCTGTTTCTGATGTTTTTCTTGGTATACGGTTTCTAATCGGTGAAGCGAACGGCACTAATTGTTTTGCCGGTTTTTCTAAGCTGTAACCTACTAGCCCGGTTGCAGTTGTAACCGCTTTTGAAAGCGCTTCTTTTGCTTTAGAAAGTGTTTCCTCTGTTACTATCGCTAAATTGTTTTGATTTGCCAATCCTACATTAATCATTGTTCATAACTCCTCTATATCAAATGTAATAACTTATATTTTCTTTGTAAGTACCCTTATATCAGGCTTATTGCTCTTTAAACATTGGAACAGGATTTTTAAAAGCCTCTAACATCCCTATTTCAGTGATGTTTTTACTAAGCTTTTCGCGTTCCCACGGGTTATTAACTTTTTTTACCTCTTCTGTTATTTCTTCAAGCCTTTTATTTAGGTCATTCCCGCTATGGTTTTTCTGGAGTTTATCGCCTGACAAGGTTTTTTCTACTGTTGATGTATTGGAATAAGGTGCATTTCCCATATCTGGCATATCTTCAAGCTTTTCAACTCGTTTTAACAGCTCTTCACAACGAGAAGAAAGTTCTTTATTAACTTTCGATAATTCCTCATTGTCTTTAGCTACCTTTTCAAGCTGCTTATACTCTTCAGTGCCTTGTAATGCTTTTAATACTTCAGCCATAATTGCTTTATTTAGATCATTCCCGCCTTCAGGAATAGTATTTTTTTCAGCATTGTTATTGTTTTCTACGGTTTCAACTTCTGCCAGGGTATCAGATTTATTTATCTGGTTTTCTGTGGCTTCTGGTTGAATGTTATCATCTGATGTATTACTCTTATCAACCTGATCGTTTTTCTTAGCTTCTGGCTGTTCTGGTTGCCCTTCTGGTTGATTTTCTGATTCTTTACCCTTTTTAATTTCTTCAGGGTTATCATTTTTTTCAGCATTTTCAGGTTTAGGTTGTTCAGGCTGTTCAGGGCTATCATTTTTAGCTGCTTGCTCTGTGGCTACAACCGGCTCAAATGTCATTTTAACCTGTGTAAACTCACCTAAAGTAATATCACCAGTCTCATTAACTGAGTAAGTAACTTTGTAATAGTACATTCTGCAACCATCCTGAGCTTCTACCTGTAAAATAGCATAGTCAGGGTAAGTAACATAAATCCAAAAGTAACCCAAATTAACAGGGCTTAAGCCTTTTTTGATTGCTTCTTTCAGCATTGTTCGTAACTCTTCGTAAGAAAAAGCTTTTAAAAGCTCATTATTTAGTAGTGCTTTGATAAACTGATCTTTTAGTTCTTGATTAAATTCCATCTTGTTTAACTCCTCTGTTCGTGTATATGCAATACTTTTTGTAATCTGTGTTCCATCTACCTTGATAACGGTAAAAACCGCGCTGGATACGCAAGGATTATCTACTAAGCTAACCTCTACCAGTTCAGCAATATATTTAGTAACTTGTAAAGCTGAATCATACCACTTTTTAATATATCTTCCACCAATACTAAAGCCTGTATAAACCGCCTCTTTAACCTTTTCCCACTCTTCTTTGTCTACAATCTTAGCGGTAGCAATGATAAGCTTGTTTTCATCATCATACTGAATAGAAATTAATTTGCCTGCGGCTATTTTTGAATTGTGCATAGAGCGCACATTGCCCAATGATAAGCCGTTTGTTTTATCTGAAAATTCCTTGCTCCAAGCTTCAAAGTATGGTTTAGAGCCCTCATAATCCATTATCTCATTGCTTGCGTCTTTTTCTTCAGCTGCAATAACGCCTGTAACCTCTTGCTTTGCTTCATCAACTTTAGCAAGCTTAAAGAACATGCTTTTTTCCACTTTTAAAGCCATTATCAAACCCTCTATATTAAATTGTATAACCTTAAGCCGGTGTTATAACCGGGTAGAATTCCCTTACACAGTTAGGATGCTCTATCGGATTGTTTAAAGCTTGCTCTATAGTCCATATTTGCCCGTTAATCTCTGAGCAAATATCGCACCCATCGCCGTCTATAACCTCTACATACTTAACCAGCCCTGATTCTTTCCAGTGCCAGCAAGCACCTTCATTATATAGCCTGCCTGTTTCGGTTCTGGCTATTACTTCAGCTCTTTTTTCGCTGAATCCATAATTGTTTTGAATCTTTGTTTTAAGCTCTTGCCAAGTTTTCTGTTCTTTAACAGCCTTTGTAATCTCTTTTCTGAGCTCTTTTTTAGTGGTTTCATCAATCCTAGTAACCATTGAAGCCGCTGAATTATCTGACAATACCGCTGCCTTATCAGCTGGGAATATTACCTCTATTGTTTCAGCTTGCTCAGGGAATAAAAACATAGTTGTATCACTTGCATAATCCCAACCTACTTCATAAACATCTTTTAAAACAGGTGCAAGTTCTTCCTGAATAGCTGTTTGAGGTATATTATAATCGTTAATGGTTATTTCTAGCAAGTTTAGATCTCCGTGCAGTTTCTCTTGTTCATTAAACCAATCGAACAAATTAAGCTGCACAACGGTTAAATGCTCGTTAAATTTCTCTTTTATCTGCTCTTCACTGGCTTTTAATGCCTTCTCATCTCTCTGTGGGTTAGCAGCCTTAAACACAGATCTAACCCCCTCAAATGTGTTAACACCTTCGAGCGCTCTATAAATAGCCTTGTGAAGGTTCTGAGGTATCATAGATGAAACAAATTGTCTCTTAGTGCTTTTATTGAGCCGGTTCAATTCAAATTTTTCAAATTTTTTGAGTTCTGCTATCTTTTTTTCTTGTTCTGGCTCTACTTTATCCTTTTTTTTGTCCTGTTTTACATCGTTTTCAGGCTGTTTTTCTGGCTCTTCTTGCTGATCTTCCTGACTTGCCTTAATTTCTGGTATTTCATCAATATAATAAACCTGATTGCCAATAGTAATAAAAGGCTTGTCACCGCCTTCTATGGGTTCAAGTCCTTCTTCTCGCCTGATTTCATTAATAGAGTATATGCCTTTTTCAAGATATACTTTGTTTTTGAAGGCTTGAAGCTTCTCATCTTTCTTCTTTTCTTCAATGAACTTAAAACGAAGATGCTTAAAGCCTAGATCACTTTGTATAAACTCGGTTAGTATACCCTCCATATATTTTAATAATGGGGTTAACCCGTATTCAGTTTGTTGATTGTCACCTGTTTCAGCGGTAGCCCGGTTGATTTGATTAATGAATGTTTGTAGCGGTATGGAAAAAGCCGCGCAAACAATTGTTACTAACCAGTGATAGTATTCAATTTTAAATTCATAATTCTTGGTAGTAAAGTATTCACCTTCAGGGAATAGTGTTAAACCCTGTCTAGCCTCTTCACTCTTGAGATATGCTTTAAAATATTCCTGAAATTTCATTAACTGTTCAGGTGTAACAGGTTCACCGTTAGGATTTTTGAGCTTATACCCTCCACCGTCTGGGGTAGAGCCTTCTGTAAAATAATTCAAATCCCAAATCTGCTTTCTGGTCAATGAATTGAT